ACGAATCATAAGTGTAAAGTACAATTTTTGTATTTTTACCCCTTAATACCTTATGTATATCCATCAATATATTCATATTATTAGATGTTTCCATATTTTGTAATATATAATTAAACAACTTGTTTGGATTCATGTTATCCAGGTTCTTCAACTCATATCTGTATTTAGATATAGGACAATCATAATATCCTCCGTATTGTAAAGTGTCCCAAGCCTTATCCATAAACATTTGAATTTTTTTAAAATACTCTAAGTGAGCATATTCCTTAAATACTCCTCCGTATAGTTGTTTAAATGTTAATTCCTTAGCTGTTTTATAATCCACACCATACATTTCGGCAAACGAGGCGTGTATGTCTTTGTCTCCAAAATCATATCCAATTAGTTGAGCAGCAAGTGTTGGGTGATAAGCCGATATATCCATTTCTACAAATATATCATTACTTGGAATAAAACTTGACCTTGTTTCTTTTTTTAGTGCTGCAAAGTTAATACCATTATAGGAATTAGCGGGTCTGCGAGTTGTAGTATAGATATTATATTGTGTGAATATTTTATCATTGTCAATTGAATAGTAGTCATTATTTGTTTCATAGTATGTTTCAAATATTGGTTTATTAAATGTTATACCGTTTTTTTCAATCCCAAATAAAGCCAAAGTAACTCGGTTATTATAAAATTCAAACCACTCGGGCAAATGGTGTGGTATTAATGGTTTGATTTGGTTATACACGGTTTCACACAGTTCATAGTGTTTTGATACCGGTATTATACGATTGGTATCTTGTTTTTGTGGAAATCGTTGATAAAAATGTTGGTGTGTGAAAGTGGGTTGTATATCCGTAGGAGATATTAATGATATATCACAACATGCTTTTATCTGAAAGTAGTATAAAAATTGTTTCTTATTGCGTACCCACAATTCTGGAATGTCTTTTAAAACACTTTCAACATGATTTTTACTTATGTGTAGTGTTTCACTGTGGCTGACACATATTAGATATCCTTTAGTATCATCAAGTGGTCTAATATAGACTAGTGATACTTTATTTAAGGCAGGATGAATATTAGAATTAAATGGAATTACCTCAACAAATGCTTTTTGTGTCTTAAGATTGTATAAGACTTTTAGTTGATCTAATGTTTCAATAATATAATACATAACCTATTTTAGGCTATAATATACTAAATAAAAATTAGACTGCCAAATTTAAACATAATACTTTGTAAAGTCGAATTTTAAGTAAACATCAAATTGAGGTAGTGATAAATTTTTCATAGTTAATAAAACTATGTTACGATTTACTGTTGCAACTTGTTCTTTAACACCGGTTAAGTTCCAAGAAAGGAAAAATGGTAAATAATATTGCCAATATATATCAGAAGATTTAGAAAATAACTTATCAAATGTATTTTGATTTATTTCTAAATAAAGAATTTCATTAGTTTTTTTACAAAAATAACGCCTGTATTCTCCTATTTGATAATCTTGTTGTGTTGGAATATTAGGATTATAAGCTGGTTTATATATAATATTAGTTGGGGCGGCTATTATATTATTATAAGTAATATCTTCTAATGTTATTACTTCTGGTAGATTAAGATTAGTATTATTTAAATTAACAGTTAATGGTGTTAATTCTAATACTGGGTTGTCATTTTGGTTTCGCCCTGTATATCTTTGGCCTGTTGAAGTATTAAAATAATACCCAGCATAATTTTGGCCTGTGGATTTGATTTTAAATTCTCCTCCATTAGTATATTGATTAGGTGTTATTTGTGACTCTGGGAAATACATTATTTTTTATTTAATAATTCTTGAATCCATTTTGTTTGGTTAATTGAATTTAATGCTTCTGTGTAACGATTTACAATTGCTGAAACCTTGTAGCCCTCTTGGTTTTGAGTATCAAGTATAGCAATAGGATTAGTAGTGTAATTCATATTTATACTTAATGATTTACCAAAAGTACCCTCTCTTTTACTTAATATTAAAATGTCAATAGCTTTGAATTCTATTAATGCTTCTTCAGGTTTTTTAACTAAATTACCATAATATGGATTTGTATAGTTGTATAAACTTTCAAGTAAGTTATCTGCGGCTTCATAATTATCAAATCCTGTTACTTGTGCTAATCCTCTACCTCTATATAAATAACCATTAGCTCCATATAAAAAAGTTGCTGCTGTTTGAGAATTTGAAAATATATTTTTGATTTCTTCGTCAGTTTTATTTTTTAATTTACTAAATATAGTTTTTACAGTAGCTATTCCTTCTGGTGTACTTACATCATATTTAAAACTTTCAGTCTTAGAAGCATTAAGATTTGATTCAGCTTGAGCTACTGTTAATATAGCAGTTAATCGATCTTTATCTATCCCATCAATTAATTCTTTAGCTCGTGCTATTATTTTTTCAACAATAGATTTATAAGATATAGGTATAAGATAAATTTTAGTTGCATCAGCTAATTTAGAAAGTGTTATATTAGCTAATTTTTCAAAAGAATCTGGTTTAGTTGTTGTGTTAGGTAATGATAATGATTCAATAGTAGTACTCCACATATTATTTTCAATAGTATGGTTTACACCTTTAATTAGCCAACTCATTTGAGTTTGATAGTTTGAAGGTAAAAAATCGGTTTTAAGATTAAATTCTTGATAAATTTTCATACCTGACATTCCTGTCATATTTAATGAAACATTAATAGGAATAAAACCAGTAGATGTAGTAGCTGAACTTGTAGCTTCTACTTTTAATTGTTGAGCGTAATTTATAAAATTATTTAAAACTAAACTATAAGAATTAAAAGCAGCAGGATCCCATTTTGGTCTTGTAGGAATCATATTTATAGACTCTAAAAACTTAACATAATCACTTACTGTTGTCTTATATTGGGTATCTAAAGAAGAAGAAATATCAATTGCTATATACTCATCATTAATTTGTTCAAATAAACTACTAGTTAAACCAGCATTTAATCTAGATAAAGCAGTAGCATCTTCTCCTACTACTTTAGAGCGAGCAGCTGCTGCTATAGTAATCATACTAGCAAAAGCCGGAGTTAATTCTGTTTTTAAATTAAAATCTTTAATAAAACCTGCTGAACCTGAACTACTTGAACCTAAAGCATTATATCCATATAAATCAAATACTCCTGGAGTTGTTGGTAAACCAAAACTATCTAACACTGATTTCTTTTTAAATAATAAATTTTGGTCTATAAATTTAACAGTATTTGTATCTTCATCTATTATTGGAACTATATTATTAATTCCTCCTAAATATTTACCAATACTATCTCCTAAACTTTGTAAAAAAGATACTAATACTACTTTAGAACCTGGAGTTTGGATTAAACCTTCTATTATTTGAAATACATAATTGTAATTTAAGTAAACATTCATAAGTTTACCATATGATTCAGTACCTATAGTAGTGATAAAAGAAGCAACACCAGGAAATGTATTAACAATTATATCATTTAATTGTATATCTCGTTTAATTAATAATTTACTCGGATCAGTACTTACTTGAAGATCTATAAAATTTATTAAATTAGTAGATTCATCATAATCTATATTAAGTAATTTATATTTGGTAGCTCCTTTATATATTGTAGGTATAACCTCACCTTGTATAATTCTAAGAAGTGCTCCAAAACGAATATAATATTCTTTTTCAAAATTTCCCTTATCATCTACTTTACCTTGAAATGTAGCAAAAGCTACATCTTGTAATTTATTATCACTTAAATAAGTAAATATTGAAGCAGCACTATAATCAGTACTACTATATTTTTGGTCTAATTCATTTTTTAATTTATATAAACGAGCATGAATATTACTTTTATTAACATCAGGATTCGGTGAATTAATTAATTGATTACTCCATGCATTATTTAAATTAGTTATGTTAGCAGATGATGGATCTATTTGATTTGATGGTGATTGACTAAGTGTATTAGTTGTATTTTGTTGTTGTTGTTGTAATTCTCCACTATTTGGAGTTGGTGTGATTATTAATACTGGATTTATAATATTAGCTGGGGTTTTTCCTTGATCATTGTTAGATAGTTGTTCTGGTGATGTTGTTAAAACATTAGCTTTAAGTGATTCAATAACATCTCCTAAACTTCTTATAAAAAGAGTTATATCATAACTACCATCCTTATTAAATGTCCAACTAAAATTAACTACTCTACCTAATATAGCATCATAATTACCACAACTATCATAACGTTTTTTAATTATAGATTTTTGTAAATTATCTATGTTAGCATTATTAGTAAAAAATTCATTTTCCAATGATGTTACATTTGTAATTAGATCTTCAGAGTTATTAATATATACAGTATGACCCCATTCTAACATAACATAAAATCCTAAACGTAAATATAAAATATCAATTATTTCAAATTGAGATTTATTCCACGCTTTTATTTGTACTGTTGATGTTTTTAAAGAACCTAAACTTTCATTTTTTATATTAGCAGATTGAATACCAGGCATTGGTCTTAAACCATACTCTGTTCCACCCCACCCATAAGCAAAATCATTAAATATACTTTGATTACCTGTTTGAGTAACATCAGTTATTCCACCTTTTAAAGTACCTCCATATTCTTTAATACCACCAAATAAAATTGCTTTTTTTGCTAATGCTGTACCAGATAATTTTAAAGTTTGAATGTATGGATTGTTAAGAGTATTTAAATCTCCTATTGAAACTGAAGACATTAACCTTACAAAAGATGTAGGTGTTCTAGCATAACTTATAAAAGATGGATTTCTTGGATTATTAGTGTTAAAACCAGCTCCAAATAATTTTTGGCGTACATCTATTTGTTTTGATATTATTGGATTAAAACCTTCACCTAATATATTCATATTATTTGTTTATTGTATTATATTCATTTACAACATTAGCGGGGAATGCTGGTATTCTTAATTGTAATCCTGATGGTATTAATAAACTACCTAAAGTGACTTGAGGATTACCTATAGCTATTACCCACCATAAAGAACTATCTTGATAATATTGTCTAGCTAAAACATCAAAACGATCTCCTTGTTGAGTGTAAACATATATATCTTCTGAAGATAAAGGTACCTCAGGATAACGTACAGTTTTATAAACTAGTTTTCCTTTAATTTTTGTTTGAGGTATATTAATATATCTATTCATTAATTATGCTATATTAGAGGAATTAAATTGATTTCCTGGTAATGGATTTCTTAATAATGGAGAATCAACTGTGTTTGGTTGGATTATAGAAGGATTATAATCATAATTATTATTCTCTTTACCTGCACCTGCTGCTAATGCTATAAATCTTTGATCTCCAAATTTTGTTACATTTTTAGCATAATATGGTGTTTCCTTTTTTGTTTTTTCATCTACAAGAGTCGCTACTAATCTATCCTTACCTCCATAAGTGTTAGTTTGTTTTCTTGGAACAAAATTATGTATTGGAGTAAAGGTAAAAGTTGATACTTTAATCATATGAGGTAATTCTTTAACTGATGGATCACTTTCTCCTACATCATTAATTCCTATTTCATAAGTTGCTTCTTGAGGTATATCATAAGTTAAACTAGTTATAAAACCTGGTTGAGAATATAAATATCCTCCTACAGTAAGCCTAACTAAAGCTCCTCTCATATATCCTTGATTATTATAATCAGGCATTAAATTTGAAGCTAAAAAGTTTAGTTTTTGATACATTGGTATAAGTTCATCTTTTGATTGAGCCGCAACAGTCCAAGACATATTTATTGTTCTATCAAAATTATTATATGTGTAAAATTTTTCACCTCTACCTATATATTGAGTAGAAGACCAATCAGCATTATAATTATCTGAAAATGAATCTATAAATGCCCTAAAATGTATAAATACTCCTTCTCCAGGATCATCATTATTAATAGCTTCAATTCTAAATTTAACTAAATCATTAGTTTCCTCAGGATCTACAAAACGAGAACGATATAATGGTTTAGCGTTAATTTTATCTAAAGCTTCTGCTTCATTAGCTCCATTAATTATAGCTCCTGCTGTATAAGAAATAATATTTTTATTACGACGTCCTGGGTCACCTAAGAATACTCTTTGTTCAATACTAGCATCAGGACCATAATCAGGACTACCACCATAATTAGGAGATTTAGATAGTATAGATGAAAAAGTGTTATTTCTTAAATGATTTCTAAAATCAACTAATTGAGTAACCGGTTGATATTGATAAGTTACTTGTTGTTCTAATCCTTTTGCTGGATCAGCGGTTAAACTTCCTACTGTTAATGAACCGTAAAAAGTATTAGGAAGAGGAAGATTAGCAGTATTAATTTTATATAAAGGATTATTAATACCTGTTCTAACTCCTGAAGCAAAAGGTATAGAAGTTGAGCCTACACCTAAAAATGATCCAGGTCCTCCTCTATAATTTAATATTTCTGTAGGTAATAGAGATACTGAGTTGGCAGGTTTAGGTCTTAGTAAACCTTGTATACTGTTTAATCCTGTACCTACTATTTTATTATAATATAAATTATATAATCTATTAGTAAAGACTTCTTGATCTGTCTTTACAGCGTCAGTATACTTAGGAGAAAAATAACCATCTGGTAATAAACCTTGTTTATAAAAATGAGAACCAGCTACTGATAATCCTACCTGTGCTAATGTATTGGTTGGTAAATACGGACCATTATTTGGTTGTATTTTAGGTTCATGAAAATCAGCAGCTTGTGTTCTAACGTTTGTTTGAGATAAAACGTTTTGTTTAGCTATAAAAAGTAAACCTGGTGTAGTAGTAAAAAATTTAGCTAAACGTTCTACATCAGTAGCTGAACGAGCTATAACTAATCCATTAGTATTAAAAGTAGCTGAAGCTCCGGGAATTGGAGTTACTATAAATGGTTGTCTACTTGCTCCTGCACCTGGAGAATCTTTACCGTATTTAAGAGTTAACAAAGGCTCTACCCCATTTACACCACCTGTGTTAACATTTGGTGTAGGATAACCTGTCCCTCCGTAAAATACAAATTTACCGGGGTTAGTAAAGATATCTCTTAATCCCATTACGCTGGTTTAACGTCTACGTATTTTTGTGCTGGTGTTTTGATGTCAAGATTTGATGGACGAGGTAATATATTTAATGTACCATCATTATACTTATTGTAATCGCTTGTTACATTTGAGTTAAAAGCGCCATTTAATGAATAGCCTGGTGCTTCTCCAAATGCATGCATTTTTGATTCTTTAGTTGCTAATGGATTAACTGGTGGAGTGTTAACTCCATATTTACTTTGGTTTGAACCTTGTGTTTTTAATTTGTCTAATAAGCTCATAATTTTATGTTTTTAATTTTATTATAAATATTAATTTATTATAATCTGTATGTACCTTGAGCTGTAGCTGTTCCAGCCATTTTACTATCAATGTACACATTTCCACCTTGTTTTACTTGTGATATTAATTCAGTTAATAATTTATTAGTTTCCGCTGCTTTTGCTTCTAATGGATCACTAACAGTATTAATTGTTGTAGTTTTTGTTGTTGTATTTGGTGCTATTAATGGTTGAGTAGTAACTATTGTAGGTGTTTGTATTATAGGAGGTTGTGATGAATCTCCATAAGGTTTATTTTCACCTTCATTAGAAAACATAGCTTGTGCTTCAAGTTGCGCAGAATCACTAATACCTGTAGTTAATGTAAGGAATAAACCTTTTGTTTGAACTGATTTTACAAATGAAGTTAAAACTTTAGCAAAATTACTTAATGCTTCACCATCAACAAAATCACTAAATATTTCTTTTGCTTGTTCTAAAGCAGTATCAAATTGAGTTTGGACATCTAATGAGCGTTTAGCTGCTTCTAAATCTTTACCTTGTATTAAACCTTTTTCAATACCTTCAGCTCTTTGCATTAATAATCTTTCTTCTTGCAAATGACCAAGTTTACCTTCTTCCGCCGCTCGAGCTCTTAATTCTTTAGTAAAATTTTGAGATGTTTGTTCAATTAATTTTTGATTATATAAAGATTCACCTAATTCACTAGCTTGCATACCTAAAGCTTTAGCTATAGCTTCCTGTTGGATAACATTCATAGCTGTAAACTTTTCAGCAGTTATACCTTGGTTCGCTATTTCTTGTGTTAATCCAGCAATATCATGATTTAAAGCAAATAATCTTGCTTTTTCTAAATTAATATTTTTACCTGTTAATAATTCAGCTTCAAGTTCTGCAGATATAGATGATTCAAAATTTAATAATGAACTTCCTACTTTACTTACTTGATCTAAAGTTAAACCTAATTTATTAGCTTGTAAAGTAGTTTTTACTAATGATTCAAAACCACCTCTAAAGTTAAGTTGAGTTAATTTACTAGTTTTATTTATTTCTTCAAATGTTTTTCTACCATCAGCTACAATTTTATTTTGATTAGCAAATGCTGCTATTTGATCAAAAACAATACTTAAACCTTTATCAGCTTCTATATTACTAACAGCTAAAGTTGATTGAAATCCTAAAGCCGCTTCTTTAGATACACCTATTTCTTTAGTTAATATTATTTGAGTATCTAATTGTTTAGTATTTGCTAAAGTAACAAAATTAGATAAGTCTGATAATTCATTAAAAGCTTCAACTATATTTTTAGTAGTAGATAATTGGGTAGTTAATACTGACTTTGAGTCTATAAAACTTCTATATATAGCTCGAGATACATCTTTACTTACACTTAAATTTTTAGCTATACCTGTTACACGTTTATCAGCTTCAAACATAGCATCTTTAAAGAAATTAAAAATTTCTACAAGTTTTAAAATTGCACCTACAGGACCTAATACTTTTGATATTATTGGACCTAAGGCTTTAAAACCAGCTGATAGACCAGCTATACCAACTGACTGAGTTTTAGCTGTTGCTTGCGCTGTCTTAAGTAAGTTAGCGGCTGCAGGTCCTGCTCTCTTACCTACTATATCTTGTAAACCTAGATCTTGTATTCTTTGTTTAGTTAAACCTTTACCAGTTGCTAATTCTTCTTCTGTTAATTCTTTTAATCTTTCTTTAATACTTAAGCTTTTAGCATTTTCTAGTACTTGTTTTCGTGATGCTTCAGCTGCTGCTTCAAAAGGAGCGGCAAATGTTTTTAATCCTTTAGCACTTGATGCGACTTCTGCTAAAGTACTAAATATAAGAGTTGAATTAGATAATTCAGCTGAACTTTCTGCTATTGATTTAAAATCATTAGCTAATGCTTGAGCGTTATCTCTAGCGGCTGATAGATTTTTTGCTTGTAATTCTAAATTAGCTTTAATTTCACCTTTTAATGTAGTTTTTGATGCTCTATATAAATTATCAATTTGAATATTAAGAGTTTTAACAATATTTAATTGTTTAATTTGCTCAGTAAACGCATCTTTAGTTGCTGTAGATGATTTTTTAGCTTTTTCTTGTAAATCAGCTACATTATTTGCTGCTTTTGATATTTTATTAAATTCAGAACCAACATCAACTAATATACTATTTGTACGTTGAAGTCTTTTGTTTAGATCTTGGGTAGCTATTCCAATATCCTTCATTGAATTTTTTATATCCAATGCTGAAGCTAATGTTTCTTTATCTAAACCTTTAAACTTATCTGCCATTATTAGGTTATTTTGTTATAAATATCAAAGGCATCTATTTTTTAGATGCCCTTGTACTGTATGTTGGTGTTTGTATTGGAATTTTAGATGCTAATTTCATATTTTTAATTGACTCATCAACAACATCATCTTTTTTAGGAGAATAATGGTCTTTAAGTTTATTAAATGTAAATTTTCTTAACCATATAGGCATATTATATATTGTATGCCAATCATATCCACCATTACCATGAAATACTATTTCATGTATTTCTGTGAATAAAGAGAATCTATACTCGGGCGTCAGGCCAAAAAAAGTTAATAGTAATAGGAACTTCGATGTCCTCCTCTGCACCTCTAGAATTAGTAACTGATGTAGTTAAATCAATGTCTGGTGATATAGATGCGTAATGTTGTCTAAATGCTCTAGCTTCTTTAGCTAATAAGTAATTATTAATAAAATCACGAATTGATTTAGTTTCTGAGTCACCATTAACAGCTGTAATCATATGACATAGTCTTACTATACCTTCATTTGATGCGTCTTTGTTTAATTTTTTTAAACCTTTTACTTCAGCATCAATTTTTTGTTCGTCACCGTGAGTTAATAATTTAAATGTAATTACATTACCTGAATCAGGTAAAGTATAATTAAACATATTAGCTCCTTTACTTGCTTTTACTTCTGGTGATACTGGTTTTGGGTTTAATAATGATAAATCAACTTTTTGTTCTGTTCCATCATAATTAAATTCATAATCTTTACCATATGCTAATACACGAGCAGCAATCATTAATGAGTTTTTATCACCTACTAACAAATCATTATAATCAAATTTAGTAACAATTAATGATTGTAATAATTTATCAATTACTGTACCTTGTTTGATATAAGCCGAGTTAGTTAGAATATCTTCTTCTCTCGCTGTCATATATTTCATTTCAAGTTTACCGCTTGATAACGGGTGTGATTCGGGATATAGAAGTCCTTGTGACGGTAGTTCTATAGTTTCGGTTGGGACCTTAAATTTGTTTTCTTCCATAAATTTGATTTGTTTATAACTATGTTTATATATATAAATATATGAAGAAAAAAGAAGCTCACCAAAAGGCGAGCCATCTTAATCCTGTATTTCGGGAGGGGGAGGTTTAGAAATTTAAGATACAATAATCTGGTTGTACAGTTAATTGGATATTTTGAGCCGCTGACTCGTTATCCCAACTGTAATCTCCAAAGTTTGCATTTGTAATAATAGCACCTTTAATAATCCATTCTGAAACGATATCACCTACTGGTCCTAATACGTCTAATGTTAAGTCTTTCTTATAGAAATCACTATAACCATCTCTACCAGTTACTGATTCGTGATGTAAACGCACCCATTCCATTACTGCCTGAGCTCCTGAAGGAGTGATAGGGTCAAATAATGTCATTTGAATTTCACCCCATTTACTTTTACCTTTTACAAAGCGTTGAACGTTAATGTGGTTTAATACTACTGTATCTTGTGTTAACGTTACCGCATTTACTCCTTTGATAATATACGCTGGAATTCCATCCATGTATAAAATGAAACGGTTCTGTTGTTTCGGTTCGAACGCTGTGAAAAATATTTCGTTTGGATCTAATACTGCCATGTTTATTTTTTGTTATTTATTCTTTATTATAAATATTATTTAATTTAATCCTTACGCTGGGAATGTTGCTCCTGTAGGTAAGATGTTGAAATCTAAGTAAATAAATTCAGCTGTTCTTGTAGGTTGGATATAAATTTGTCCGATTAACTCATTTCTATCAATTACGTCTGCTGTATTATTTGTTTCATTCATAATTACTCTAAACGCGTATAAACCTTGTTTTTGTTGAACTGATTCTAAGTATGGATTTACTTGTGATAAGAATTT